GGGAGCCTGAAGTAGTGAAAAAGAGAGTCGAGCTCGTGGGCACGCGTGTGCCTGAGAAGGATACAGAAGACAGGTACTGCTTCCATGCAGAATTCCCGAATCCCACCGCAGCTAAGGTCCCCCGAACCAAGTGGGTGGACTATAGGGTGGAAATTCATAAGAAACATCGGGACAAGCCCTTGCTGTGTATCAGCGGCGCGTATTTGGATGCTGGGATTTGGCAGATATCAATGGCTCACTATGCAAAGATACCACTCGCTGATATGATAATGGCCGAGGAATCCAAGGAAGAGAAGAAGGCAACTGGCTGGTGGTGAAGACGGTCTCACCAATAGTGATATCATTAATGGCTACGTCATCGAATTATTATTCGATAAAAATCATTATCCCCCGAATAATATAGTCGAAGAGTCATGGGCAACACGAACACCACCGAAGAAGTCAATGTCAGAAATATGTATGCTGTCATCACGGAGTATGAAGCAGGGATCGACTTCAATGGCGAAATAGCCAAAACGCACGGCATGAAGGACTTTCTATCCAGTGCATTCACCACCCTCTATGGCAAGTTCTTTCTGGCCATAAATGTGGGAACGACAGTAGATTGGGTCATCTCATGTCTGGACCAGATAGCGGCAAAAAGAGGAGGATCAATTGCATTAAGTCCTGGCGAATATTTGGTGCTGGTCGAAGGCAGCAGCAGACCCGTATGTTCGAAACCTCCCACAGGTCCGCCATTTCGCTCTCCAGCACAGATCAGCTGGGAGGGACAAACAGTCGCAGACATTCACAGATGTGCACGCGAAGTGGCTCAAAAGACCATAGACAACAAGCCTGATGAAGTGGCTCCGACGCCTGTCCAGTGTGAATAAAGAGCTCCGGACAGCCAACAACCCTTCTTTTTTGTCCCCAGGGGCATTCAGTCCATTTATCTGCGCCGGTGCATGTTGGGTGTATGTTGTGTATGTTGGTGTAGGGTCTCAGATGGGTGGGTGTATGTTGGTGAATGATAGATATATAGGGCGCCATGATCTCTGCGTCGATTCCAGACCACTTCCCAAACGGCGGTGTATGTTGTGTAGGGTCATCTGTAAAACTTCCCCCGCCATATAAGGGTTATCCTGGGCCTCCTATCATTTTCATTTCTTGACCAGACTTTTACTCCTCAACATACACAACATACACTAGAGGAATAGAGAAGGAGCCCAGGGGCTAACTCCGCTTCTACACATAGTCCCCCAACATACACCCAACATACACCAACATACACCCAACATACACAACATACACCGGAGGAAGATGGGCAGCCCTCGCGAGTCATCTCGGTCTCTATCCCTATTCCATCATGGCAAAAAAAGAGATGTCAGGGTTTGGCCGTTATGACCACTATATTTCTAGGAAGCCTTCTTCCAAATCGGCCGGGACTTTGAACCGCAGGCCGACGAAGACCTGCCCAATCTTCTTGCGATCCTTCTTGAATCGCTTCTCCATATCCTGGGAGAAGGTTTTTGCACCCTTTGGTGTTGCATTTCGGCCACGACACCAGTCACAGTACTTCCTATAGAGACCTGCCGAAGGCACGAATTGATCAGCTGCGACCTCGGTTTCATCTGCCAAGAACTCTCCTATCTCATCATTCTCGGCTAGATATTCCTCTGTCTCCTTCCTCATAACTGCAGGAACATCAATGAGACCAGACTGATACCAGCGGGCAGCACCATCTAATATCCAGGTGAAGAAGGCATTTAACAGATCTCCTTCCATTCGTGCGACTAATTGGACATCTCTGAATCGCTCATGCGCGGCAGCAGGATGGGGCACAAATCTAGTCAGGAAGGGAATGAACTTCACCCGTTTCACCATCGCGGCATCACTCACATTGATCTTGGGCTTGTGATTGGATGCAATCAGGAGTTTCGAGTAAGACCGGAACTCATACTCTGCTTGATACTTGGGATTGACTCGAATCGGATCATCACCTGAGGCCATCTTGAGGACTTCATCATTAAGCGCATCATCGGCGGTGGTCTCTGAGAACATAACCATACGAGAATCCTTGAGGACTTCTCTTTCCGGCGTCAACTTCGAGTCTGACTTTGACTTGATGAAGACAGACTTCGAGGCACTCTTGCAATAGATACCGAGCATAGCTTTCAGGAGATTCATCAGTGTGGACTTACCATTATCTCCTTTCTCACCCCACAGGATGAACACAGCTTTCTCGTTGACACGGCCGGTGATACAATATCCAAGGGCAACTTGGAGGTAGTCCAACAGAGATTGGTCGCCAGTGCAGATGTCCAACATAAATTTGGCCACCAACTCTCGTTTCGCCGGATCGCGGTCAATAGACACAGGACACTCAAAGGTGAAGTTGTGCTCAGGCAGTCGGCGAGTGGCCTCACCTGTCTTCAGATCCACCACCAGACCATCCTTGATTGGGAGCAAATCCGGCTGAAGATTGATTTTGGTGATGAAGTCCATATCCTCGAGAAGCGGCGATGCTTTGTGAACCACTGCCATGGCACCACTATGGGACATGATCTGTTTCTTGATGCGACCCAGATCTTTGACAATGTGATCCACTGTGATACCCTTGTATGTCTCGCGAACCACAGCAAGTTGAAGGTCAATATGCCTCTCCAGCCTCACAGAGATCTCATTACCAATCCATTTGTTATTGCGCAGCTTCCAGAGGAAAGAGCTCTCGTCCCAGAGATAGGCGGAGGCATCATCACTCACCACCTTGATGTTTCCACCGGAGATATTGGCAAAGATATCTGCCAATCCCATATCACCACGATAGAAATCGGGGTCAACAACTTGACGGCGTCCGGCCATATTCCTCAACCAGGTGAGAGATTCTCCGGCCTTTGCCACATCGATTTGGCATCTAGCATAGTAATCATCATTGCCTTCTTTGTTGTACAGAGCATCATCTTGGGCACTCCAATCATGTAGGTAGAAAGCAGGATCGAAGTCAGAAGCGAGAGTTGCAGCACATTTCACATTGCGAGTCATAATACCCCAATGCCTCTTGTCTGCCCAGCGTTTCGGCATGGATCTGATGAAAGCATTGATTAGTGCTCCGTTGACCTTCTGATTCTTGCCCAAGAACGAGATGGTCTTAGCCTCGGCATTATAGTCACTCTCGATTTTATGCTTCTCCACCTTATCAGCCATCTCTGTGACCAATTTGGTTTCAGCGAGAGCAAACTCAGCTAGTGCTTCCTCAGTCCATCGTGAAGTAGGTGGTACATAAATGGAATAGTCACACAGAATCGCTGCCTTCTCCTCAATGGATAGTGCAGCAGCATCAATACCAGGTGGTGCGTAGAAGCCAGGGCTCTCCAATTTACCACATTTCACCTTTGCACTGAAGGCAGATCTGATCCCAGCGGCTTTTGCATCAAAGACTTCATCTCTCCATTTCTCTCGCGTGAACTCATCCTCGAGTGCTGCTTCATCATAGAGGTAATCACACAAATACTGATTGATGGCCTTCTTGCGAAGACTCCCGCGCGAAGACAGCGCTGGAACATCCATAACCAGATGGACCTTTCCCGAAATAGTGTTTCTCAGCACAAGAATGCGACCATCCGTAGTCAGGGCCTCGAGGCAGTTGATGATATTGTCCAGGGCGCTGCTGCTGACATTTGCATCCAAGTCAATAAATTGACGATGCTCACACTCTTCTGGGTACTCATTAAGGAAGAAGTTGGAGCCCTGACGAGTCATAAGCTTCACGGCCAAGTCCTTGAGTCGGATCATATCGTCAGTGATCTGATAGCATCTGCCATCAGGGAACTTGACCTTGGGCGATATGATGTTGAAGCACTTATTGGCTGATTCAAACCCGACAAAGTCCGTGCGATGAGTATTGACACACAACTTCTCTTTCGTGCACATCGCGCTGGTAGTATCGTGATAGAAGTTCACTCGCTGTTGTTCCATTGTGGTGATGAGGGGACCGGGTATATATACCAATACATTCTTCTTCCGTTTAATTAATAATCCTCCTGCCAAAAAATAGGGATGGGGGTGGGTCGATGAGAGACAACTATTTGACCTTGTGCATCTGATAATGAACCTTCCTCTTGGCCAGGATCTCTTCTCGCTTGAGGGCATAATAGAGTCGAACTTGGGCTCTCTTGGCTTCGGCTTTCTGCTCTGGTGTTAGACCAGATGGGGGTCTGCCCCGTCCTCGCTTAGGTCTTTCAGCGTCCATATGGTCCATATACTATAGATGATACCTTCCCTTCTACCGTTTAATAGACAATCCGTTCTTCTTCCTGGAATTTCCAGTTAAATAAAGGAAGAAGAATGGGTATGTATCACAGAGCAACGATGTCCTATTCATACCAGAGATGCATGGAATGTGCCGAAGGCAAGACACGAAATCCCAAAGTGGTAGCGATGGAGAAAGGACCACATGGGTTCAAGGAGGTCTGCGGCGGATGTGAGAAGTTCATGAGATGGTTGCCAAAGGAACAACCGGATTGGGCAACAGCGGCTGGAAGATACACGGGTCTGTGCTCTGAATGGGAGAGTAACTTCTTGAATAGCATTTCGAGCCAGAAGAAGCTGTCGGCAAAGCAACAGGCAATATATGACAGGATAGTAACCCAATACGGAGCGAGAAAGCCAGTATACTACGGCGAACACAAGTGAAGCAATAACGTGTCTCCTTACTCCTTCCCATAACTTGGTCGAGCAGTGGAAGGCGGGGCCTAATTCCACGTTTCTCCCTTGTCAAAGGCAGAAGTATCAGAGTGAATGCCATTACCACACTTGCCAAATCCCATATTTTTTGTTCGAGAGGGAAGATGACCCCGATTATATACACCGCCTCGAAGATGAACCCCGACCAATTTGTTGCCGGAGCACTAAGATCTCCTCCCTCAAAAATACCAGACCATGTCTTCGACCGAATGGAACAAGAGTTGGCGGCAGAAGATCTGCCTGTGATCAAAGAGGTAAACATCCCGCGGCGGGAGAGAGTCCGACATGATACTTGGACCGGGACAGCCAGTGGTGTAATCAGCGACTTGAAAAAATATGGGAAGCGGCGGGGATGACATCACTATTAGTGATACCGTGATTTTTTGGCCCTCGTCATCAGCGATACCGTCATATTTTTATCTTTCGCTGTGTATAGAGTGGCTGATGAATAACAACCAGCTCAAACTAAGCCGTGCAGATCTAGCCGCGGCATATTCTGCCAAATCGGTTCCGGGTCTGTCTAAACGAGGGGACAAGTACTATGTCGGAGATAAGGAAGTAGTCCCGGCAGAAGAGGTCCAATCGTTTTTGAGATCCTATTATGATGATCCGGCCACTGGCTTTATCGGTCGTGACAGGCTATTTGCCAAGGTTTTTGTCACACATTTAGGCATATCCAAGCGAGATGTTGAAGCCTTCCTGCGTAATAATGAAACCTCTCAGGTACATTCAGCGCCCAAGAATGTAACCCTCTCTCGTCCTCTGGTTCCAAGTGCTCCGATGAAGTCCTGGTGTGTTGATTTAACTTGGTTGAAGGATATAGATCCCGATTCCACTACTACAGTTGAGAGAGAATCTCAATGTGTGCTTACCGTGATTGACGTGTTCTCCAAGAAAGGGTTTGCACGCATCATACCCAATAAGACGGCGGCAACTGTTGCCAAGGCAATGCGAGAAGTCCTGGAGGAAAACGGCTCGGCTCCTTCTGTTATCAGGACAGATAATGGTTCCGAGTTCATAAGCAAAGATTGGGCAGCTCTATGTAGTGAGTACAAGATCAAGCATATAACTGGAGATACCTATACTCCAAAGCAACAGAGTCACATTGAAAGGTGGAACAGGACCCTAAAAATGGCAATCTATCGGTTCCAGACCCAATGGAAGATGGCTAAAATATCCAATAAGGACTTGCAGAAGATCGTGTGGAACTACAATCATTGTGTACATGGAACCACAAAGCAAGTACCTGCGGATCTTCATGACGGGGCTGAAGATTGGGCAGTAAAAGCTGCCAGAGGCGAAATGAGAGCCCGGGCAAAGAGATTGCTGCGGGAGAACGAACATAACTTCCCTAAGCTAAGAGTTGGGGATACTGTTCGTGTTGCTAAGAGAGTTAACGGGGAATGGAGGAAATCACGCACCTTCAAGAAGTACTCCTATATGAGTCAGTACTTCTATGAGTTGTACAAGGTGTCAGAGATTACACAGCCGACTGCTGTGAAGAATTCCATGTACCGTTTGGTAGGCATAGATAGGTGGTTCTTGAGGCAGGACCTACTAAAGGTAGATCCAAAGAGCTTGATAACGGAACTAGATAGAGGTGAGTACGTGGTAGAGAATGTTACCGACAAGAGAACCGTAGAAGGCAAGGTGCAGTACCTAGTCAAATTCCGCGGTCACAAGAAGCTAGAATGGATAGCTGGGCAGAAGAGCTTCCAGTCCCTAATCGATAAGTTTGAGAAGACACATGTACCTAAAGCAAAGGCCGAGGAGAAGCCACCTTCGGGAATTGTCAAGAAAAGGCCTAAAAGGGTAACACGGGTAACGTCTCATCCTGTGGTCACGGGAAACCAAAAATCGCTGAGTTCTCAGTTGAAGGACATAGTGAAAGCAAGTGCAGAAGTACCTGGAGGTGGGAGAGTCACAAGAAGCGCATTAAAAAGAAGGTGAGGCCTTTATTCACCAGTCACCAGATACCAGTTACTAGTTACCAGTCACCGTCGTCCTTCCATTCGACCTCACAACCGCAAAAGCCTTCCGCACCGCATTTAGAACACTTATCATCATCGGAGTCTAAGGTTTCGGCGCCAAACTCGTCTTCCTCATCCTTGAACTTCAGCTTTGCCTGGCGTTTTTTACCCTCGATGAGTTTGAAATCTTGGGACTTGAGTAACATGGGCATACTTGATGTATCACCCGCCTCAATTGCTTTCTTTGCTTCACGGATCTTTTGGATTTGCGTATCCAAGGCTTTTTTAGCTCTTATCTTCATTACTTTGGCCTTGTGCTTCTGCACTTCATCATCCCGCTTCCTCTTCAGATCAGTGCGACCTCTCTCTGTCTGTATACTGACTACGCGCTCCAGAATTATCATTTCTGAAAGTTAGGACTCGATCACAGTAAAGCATACTCTCGTAGAGCGGTAGCATAGCATTGCGCGCGGTTTCGACAGCAACCACTTGCTTATGCAAAGCAGCAGTTGCTGTTTGGAGCATCCGTTTGTTATCCTTTAAGGACTTTCCTTCTCTCTGCGCGCGTAAGATGTCCACTTGGCAACGAAATTCTGGTGCTGTCGGATCAAACATTAGCATACAGTATCCAGCAGGCTCCAGCATTCTGAAAGGTCAGAGTAGTACACGAATTCCATACCTTACTGCTTTCGTCGCTTGGTCTGCCATACCTTCCATATGAGCATTATAGGAAGCTCTTATCGTTTCAAGTTCATCCTGCTGCTTCTTCCCTTCACGGAACATAGCTTGGCACATAGCTATAAGTTCATCTTGCGACTTCTGTCTTAGAACAGTTTCGTCATCGGTCCAGGAGGCCATGTCTTGGTAAGTTCGGAAGTGCGGAGTGAAAAAATTGCACATGTACTCCCTTATAAGATGGAAAGGAATTGGGTGAGATAGGTAAAGGCGGAGACATGTGTTACCGGCATCCGTGAGAAATATGTTGGATGAGGAAGTACGTCCCGGGAAGAAAAAAGGTTATTGGGGTTAGATACCTATACGTCAATAGAGAGTTGTCCCGCTTGTTCTTCCTAATATAGGTAATCCGTTCACGAGGGTGCAAAGTGGAGGATGTTGGAATTCGAGTCTTGAGATCATAAGGGAAGGATTAGTGTTTAACCGTTCCGGGTACTTCCGCAGATTAAGACACGGATGGAAATTTAGGGCAAATCCTTCCCACCCACCATGACTGATGCTCCTAGTTACCCTCTCGATTACATCCATATTTCGTCTGACAAGGAGTTCTCATCTGAAGAGACTGTTGTACATCCAGGACCTGAACGTGTCACCACTTCAGCTACCTTCCAAAATCGTAGTGCAGGGTTTCGCTTTGGAGGACTCTCTGCTTCAGATACCTCAAAAAGCCCTAGTACAGCGTTTCGCTTAGGAGGACCCTCTACTTCAGATTCCTTTCGCTTCGCAGGACCCTCATCTGAAGAGACTGTTGTACATCCAGGTCCTGAACGTGTTACTACTACTTCAGATACCTTACAAAGTCCTAATGCAATGTCTCCCTTCCGATTATCTCGAAATACTGCCTACCCTTACCCACTTTCTGGACGCGCACCCGACGATGCACCATTTACTGGATTCAGTTCGAATCCCTTGTTTGTCGGACCCTCACAAAGTACTGCCAAGCCGGCTTTTTCATTCTCCGATTCCGCATCTCGGACACCTCGGACCACTTGCGATAACGTCTTTTCTGGCTATCCTGCGGCTGCCGACCAAAGCACTGCTTCGTGTTCATCTACTTCCTCTGCCGCTCCGTGTGTCGATATATTTGATAGAAATAAGAGTTTTAGCGAAGGAATGAGACTCAGAACGGTCAAAAATATGGAGCGAGATTTGAAAGAGTTGATGGAAGTAAAAGGCAAACTGGCCTCGCAAGGTCTTTCCTCTGTCGAAATCGAACGACACGCTGCTGTAATGGACTTAAAGAACATGTTGCGTGTATGGAATGAATGCCTTTTTGTTAAGAGCAGGCTCCCTGTCCCATTCGATAGTTCTGATTGGTATCGTTGCATGGATGAATCGAAGAAACTCGCTGGGGAGCACTTAGAACTTGTTATGGCTGTACCTTTTCCACTCCAGGTAGTCAAGACACCTGCTGCTCTGGTCATTGACAATGTTTTGACAATACTGGAGGAGAATAACCGTGTGACTCTGGAGAAGGTTTCTGAGGCTGTGGCAAGACTGCAGAAGAAGAATGGTGGGACTGTGGAGAAGGATATTGACGAGGCTGTGACAAGACCAAAGGAGAAGAAGTCCTACAAGCTGCCGGATAAGAGGACCAAACCAGGTCGTCCAAAGAAGAGAACTGTTCGCGAGACTCCTGAGAAGAAGCCATCCACTAAGAGAATCCGGCGGACTAGTCTCTAGTTCTTAGCCTTTAGCTTTGTAATAAAGCCTCTATGTTTTTTAACTCTAGTGTCTGTTGTCTACTGCAGGGAGGGGGAGGGGGTCCTGGCGTGGCACGCGCGAAGCAAGGCCCTTGGGCCGAGTGGAGTAAGAGCCACATGTAATAGCTCACCGTGTTCTGCCCGGGTTCTAGTCAGGCCCTGTTTCTCGAAGAATCCTCGAAGAATACACTAGTCTTTTATTGATCACAAAAGGGGGTGGGCGGTTTCAGCGAATCTCTTGGGACCATCAGACCTGAGGACTTAGAGAGTTTGAGCCCATTAACATCTCTACCTAAGTATAGTCACTATGCCCTTTACAGTACAGGCTGTCATCTTCACCAAGTCTGAGTGGGACTGCACCCGCGCCCGTGCATGGCTGCACAAGAATGGATATGTCCCAATCAAACGTGTTCATGTAACATCCGGCCACCTAAGGTATCGGGTGAAACCTCCCACCTTCACTCGCTACAGGACAAAAAACATAGGTGCTGGCATTAAATTAGTCTTAGGTTCATAGCTCTACCTTCTCAGCAGCTTCATTCTTCCTCATGTATGCAGCCCAAGCAGCATCAGTGTCTGCCATTGGTATCACATTGATATGGGGTTTATATCCCAACACCTTCTGAGCAAAAGCCCTCATCTTCTCAAGGTCCAATATGTAATTACCCAGATGCTCAACCTTGATGATCCCATGAACATGAAGCCTGTGTTGAGTACCTCCAACTTCAGCGTGGTACTCACTTGCCAACTTGATGATATTGGCCCCAGAATCGGCAGGATTTGTGCGATCCTTGAGAAACCGGGGGAGATTCTCCTCAGCAAACAGGTACTCCATCATATGCTTGAACCTCTTCTTCTCATCCGTGCTCATCTTGGCTGGGTCCTTCTGACAATTGATAGTGATCATGAAGGCCGAGAATTTATGTTTTGGTCCCGCGGGTTTGGGTTCTGCCTTCGCCCCGCCATTTCCGAAGACCTCGTCATTAGCGAGGTCGATACTTTCGCCTTTTTGGTGTCTCTTACAATATTTTCCATGGTTAGCAGCATTGCGACATTGAGTCCCTGCACGCTTTCCCTTACCGAATTGGTGAGCACACTTCTCCATCGTCACTATCGAGTAACTATATTTATAGGCACAAAAGACTATAGCATGAATAATATACCCGACCAATGGACCAATTCATCGAACAAGAGATGGCCCGATTCAATGAGAAGTATGGATATGATAGTCCTGCTCAACCTGCCCAACAATCTGAGGTGGTACCTGAAGTCAAGCACAAATCCGGGCAGGATGTGAAAGTGACGGGCCCAAAACCTGCAGTGACTGAGTTGCCTCTTGGCCCAAAGTCGAGCAGTGAGTCCAGCGACTCTTCCGATTTCAGCGATTCGAGTGACTCAAGTGAAGAGGCCGAGGTACGAGAACCACCAGTTCATGATGATAACTTTGACCAGAGAGTGGCTGCGTATGCCCGAGTCAAGGCCCGAATGGAGGCCGCCCAAAAGCGAGAGCCTGCTCCTCAACCAAAAGTGGTTGGTCGAAGGGGGTTCTTTAATATTTGGTCGTAATGAAGATAGCGACCTGAGTATATCCGACCGAGAACATGGCGACCATGAGACATTTGCTTATCCAGAGTGCTGACCGAACAGGCGGTACTCCATCTGACTTCTTCATCAAGCCGCCACTTCCTATCGAGAATCTGAAGGGTACTACTCTGCTTTCGGCCAGTATCCCGAACACATTATACAACATAACCAGTGCCAACAATACCATTTATTGGAACAGAGGCGGAGCACTTTCGACCACGATCACCCCGGGGGCCTACACTGATGAGACGATTTCGACCGCCCTTGCTGCTGCCATGGATGATGCAGATGGTGTCCAGACATATACTGTGAGTTATGACTCGACCACTATGAAGATGACCATTGAATGTCCTGCAGCAGCCTTCACACTTACCTGCACAAGTACCACAAATGCCATATGGGATGTCCTGGGTTTTGACACTGATGCAAATACGGGTTCGGCCACTTCCCACACTGCAGACAATGTACTGAGGTTGGACTTCCCGGCCTATTTATTGATCACCGTGAACGAGTTCTTGCATCAGGGAACAGTCAGTTCGGCTGGAATCAGGACCAACTTTGCCATCTCGATGAGCAATGTGAGCCAGTATGTTGAGGTCTTCAACGCAAATGAGACTTTCGATAACTCGATCAGGTACACTTCATCCGAGTACTTGGACTCACTTCACATTACATTGAGGAAGCCAGACGGTGGTGAAGTTGATCTCAATGGAGCCGAATGGTCAATGCTGCTTAATCTGTACTATTGCGACAGGCAGTAGAGAGCTGACCTGTTGTCGACACACATAACCTCTTTTTTGCCAACGGGGCCTTCCTTCGTCAGCGGTGTATGTTGTGTATGTTGGTGAAGGTTGGTGTATGTTGGGTGTATGTTGGTGAAGTATACATAGAGGGAGTCCCAGCCTCTGGGCGTCTTCTCTCTATCTCTAGTGTATGTTGTGTATGTTCATCTGAAAAGTTCTAGCCTATAAAAAATGGTTTAGGAGACCGGAGATACTTCATATAGGTAGCTGAGAGTTTCAAGGATGAACATACACAACATACACCGTCGTCACACAGAAGGCCCCCAGGATCCAGAAGGCAACCTATCCACCTTTTACGAACATACACCAGCACCCTGGGAACCAACACCACCATACACAACATACACCAGCCAGTGATAAATGGACAAAAAATAGGATCGGAGTCAGAGGGCTCCTTTGGCTTACTTGGAAAGTGGTACAGTCCCATATACAGCCCCTGCCACCTCTATGAAGTACTCCAGATACTTGGTGAAGACCTCGATGGCCTCCTTCTCGAAAGCATCTCGACCTGCTCCTGCCAGTTTAAGGACCTCATCTGTCATTTGGTCCACACTCATACCATCACTTGCCCGGACATGGATTGTCTTCAGAAAGGTGTCAAGAGGTGTATTCATTAGGACCATCATAGCCACTGTGTTATCAATCCCAGCCATGGAGGCATTCTCGCTGATGAAGCGGCGAAAGCGAGTGTATCTCAGTTCGACTGGTTGCATATTGCACTTCGTGTATATTGATGGGCGAGATACTAATTTTGGTTAATAATGCAGCGGCCCTTACATCTTCTTGGTGTACTTGATCCTGAACTTGGGCACCTTCTCGGGGCACTTCATCACCTTGTACCTGTCCTCTATCTTCCGCGAGGAAATGCGCTTGTTGTAGAAGATGAAGCAGTGGTCAGCTGTGGAGTCATACAGGAATGCCTTGAACTCAGCATAGCTCTTGAACCTCTGTCCATATGCATCAAATAGTGCCTTTAGTGGTCGCTCTCCGTCCATGGAGAAGATGGCCGATTGAAACGAAAAGGTCCTCATCCTGGCCTTCACGTCTTGCGGATACTGCGTCGAGATGACCGCGAAGATGTTGTAGTGCCTCAGTTGACTCATGAGTGAGTTGAACTCGGGGTCCTTCCAGTTGTCATCATAGAGGCAATCATCGAAAATCACAAAGGCGAGAGGCTTCTTGTCCTGCTCGATGAGACCTTTTTGGATGTTCATGAGGGCCTTCAGTGCCCCGGGATCATAGTTCTGGTGGACAAAGCCATCCGGGATGTAGTCAAAGTTATCACCCTTCCACCCGGTATTGGTAAAGACAATACCCCAGTCAAAGTCCTTGCGATGATTGTACATCAGATAGCGGATGAGGTGACTCTTGCCCTGACCTTGGTCTCCGTTGATGATAAGTAGTCCGGGTATGCTCACGTCCATCTTCGGGATTATATATTATTGCGTCGATCTTTTGTCTCGACCGTTAATATACTCCTCCGATCACATGGAACCCGAAGCAGTAGTAGTGGCACCAGCCGAAGAAGTAGTCGTGAAGAAGACCCGAGGTCGACCCAAGAACAGTGGCCCGAAGTTGTCCAAGAAGTGCGTGTGCCAGTGCCCATGTCCGTGTCACAAGCCTGGATCAGAACCAACAGTGAAGGTGGTGAAAGCCCCTCGCAAGAAGTCCGACAAGGCCCCGTCAGCAGCACAAGTGGCACAGCGTGAGAAGTTCAAAGAGAAGAATGAGTTGAAGAAGAAGCTAAAGAGTGAGCATCCGGACTGGACCTCGAAGCAGATACACAAAGAGGCATGGGGTAAGTAAAGGGGTGTTTATTGAATGTAGGCCCCCGATCTGGGGGATAATTAATAAAAATCAGGGCGTTTAGTCGCCACATCAGTATACAGACACATCCGATCATGTCACTCGCATTATTTGGTAACATCTTTGAGCCCGTGGAGAAGGGGGAAGGACAAATGAAGTACACCGTACCTCAGATACAGGATAAGGACAAGGTTAAGGCATTACTCAGTCGAGAGTTGGGCTATATTGCGCAGGAAAAATACAATCTGGCCGCCATCAATGCAATGGCACACCCGGATACTCAGCTGGAGAAATATTACAAAGCATTGGAGGAAGACACCAAAACAGCTGCAGATGTTTACATCAAAGATGTGAACACACTTATTGACATTGGCTATCCGACTGAACGAGCTCATGATATTGCTCTGACTACTGCCAACGATGTCATGAACGGGCGCAAGAAACTCCTGGCTGCTCGATTCCCTCTTGTTGGAGACCTTGATCTGCTAGCCTCTGCCGCTGCTAAGGCAGGAACCAAGGTTCATGTTCCAGCAGTGTTTGGCCAACCTTCTTCAGCCGTTGTTCCGGCCAAGTACGAAAAATACCGCGCTGCCTATAAAGCAGGCAGACCCTCGAAGCGAGGCGGGAAGTGAGCTGTGCTCACCCGTTTCCATTTCCACGCCAAGAATACTTTTTTGCCTATAGTATAGACTCTCATCCACATGAGTGATGATAAGATAGATCGATTGATGGCGCCCTATATGGTTCTCATGCCTGCTCTTCGTGGTGATCCGATGAAGCAATTGGCTGGGGGAATAAAGGATAGCATTCGAGAGGGGGCCTTCCAGCAACGACTGGATGATGCTCGACAGACAGCAAAGGATGCTGGTATTCAGTATGGGGTTGACAGCGGTATTAAGTTCGGATTTGACTACGCATGGGACCGAGCCGCAGAGGAATATGAGAATTACGGCTATAACAGAGGCTTCCTCGAAGGACAGAAGTTCGTTTTCACCAATGACGACATTGTTGCCGGCGACGTCAAACACTTGAAGCCCGATAAGATCTTAGTGGCCAGTGGCTGGAATAGTGGTCAAACTCAAATGAGCTCGATACTCCAAGGGAAGACAGGGCCGGAAAACTTTGAGTTCCGGAATATGTCTGAATATGCCTGGCAGGGGGTTCCAGTTCCAGACTCATTTGGCACAACTAGTCATGTCGGAAACCCCGTCAAAACCAGAGATGTTGGCTTCATTCTAGGCGGAGATACGTTCGTTCTGGATCGCCGCGTTATCAAAACAGAAGCGTTGAAAGAGGAAGGGAAGCGGGAGGGAGTGTGGGGTAAGGTCATCACCTATGGACCAGAGCCTCCCCTGAAGACAGGTTACAAACATTCAAAGATAGAGGCTAAGAAAATGAAAGTCCCTGAAATCTATGATACTCTTGAAGGGAAAATCAAGATACCAGAGCCCCCACCCAAGGAGGAGGTACTAAAGGAGTTGAGACCCAAAGCGTATACTGCACTGACATATGAACAACCAACTCGAGAGAAGAGCTCCCAAGTGGAAGAACTTGAGTCTCCAGTGAAACCAAAGGTACCATTAACTGGGCGACGGCCTCCCCGCAAATCAACTCCGGTTCCCACTCCGGTTCTCTCACCAGTTCTTACTCCAGTACCATCACCACCAGAGGAGAAGGGTCGGACCCGGACGAAGTCCACACCTGCAAAAAAGGAGAAGACCCCATCTCCACCCACTGAAAAAATCACCAAGCAGAAGGATAAACCAAAGAAGAAATGAAAGTATCGCACCATATAGTATATATCACTCGACCAACATCCGAACATGGAGATCGACCTCAGTGCCATTCGATGTGACCCTGCCAATGACAATATTGCCGATGATGGTGAAGATATGATCCAAGACTATGATGAGATCCCCCTCCCACCTGGACCAACTGAAGCTGAAATAGAGGCTGAAGAAGATGCAGCTGCGGAGGAGAAGTTCGGTCAGAACAGAAAGCGTCTCCTGCTGCTGATCCAGATGTACATCAATGAGTTCCCCAAGAAGCTATCTGCTTATAAGGGTATGAAATTGGAGAAACTGAGCAATAAGGAGCTCGAAAAGCTCTTTGAAGAGATCAAGTTCACATTGGGAGCCCGTAACAACATCCAAGCTGGAGTGAAGGCAATGTGCCTGGGAATCAACTTGTTTGAGCAGATTGCAGTAAAAAACCCATACATGACACTCCGAGTCCAAGGTTTGAGTCAGATATGTGCTGATGAAGACACCATTGATGACATGAAGGAGATATGTCTCAAACACATGGATCTGGTCCGTGTTGAGCCAGAGGCAAGACTTGGCTTCAAAATCGTAAGCACTGCCTTGATGCTTCACCAGATAAATCCTGCACCAGCAGCACCTCAATCAACGGAAACTCCGAGTCCGACCATTTCGCCCGAAGCTTCTTCGGCAATTGCTTCGATTGGTGAGAAGTATTCGGACCTCTAATCCTGCCCATGACCCTCCATTAGTTAATATTTTTTCATCCGTTTCATGGCAAGGTGTATATACAGTCTCTCGCAATGCAATCAGACATGATGCCTCTCGATGTATCGACCCCTCCAATTGATTGGAAAGAATGGCTCACAAAAGCCTCACTCACTGGACTGGTAGCTGCAGCTGGATCCTATGTACTCGCCGGAGACTCTGGAAGGAGCTTCAATTTGGCAGGAGTAGGGATCCCCGGATATGTCATTATGGGTCTTGGTGGAGCTGCCGGTTCCCTCTCTGCCGACATGGCTCATCAATGGGTCTTCCCATTCATCCCTCATAATGCCAAATATGACAAAGCAGAAGCTGCGGCTCTTTCAGTGGCTGCCTCCGGTCTGGGATTTTATGCAGCTGGTCTTGTTCTTGGACCCTCAGCACCTGCGCTCCTCCCCAGTATGGCCATAGGATCTGGGTCGTTCCTTGTGAGTGACTACGCGTGGCATAACTTCATCTCAAAAAAAGATGGGGGCCTGCTCTTCTAGAAGATAGGCTAGAGGACTGTGCCTTTTGATCTACCCCATCTACCTATGCAACCCCTTTTTTGTCCTCAGGGGCCTCAATCAATGCTCCAGGACACAGAGAATCCGTCCCAGCCAGATGTGGCGGAGTCCCAAAACTGACCTCCTTCTGACACCTCCTTCTTGAACTCAATGGTCCCAGTGGAGGCGATAGTTACACAACCCATTATATCTGCATCATAAGTGCTGTCATCTGCCGGGGAGAATACTTGGGTCACCCTGGCTGCAGGTCGATAACCGGTGGGAACAATTCCGGCAGATGACTCCCATACTTCAACGTTGTGCCATTCTTCTCTCACTCGTGGGATAGTCATAGTGACAATGCTACCGATTTTCACCATCTTGAAGGTGATATTGTAGAGACCCGGGGTGACAACAGGAGGGCCAGATGGCGTGAAAGTGGACAAGAAACTGGTTGAGGTAATACCCAGTGACTCCAGGGTTACAGTGGATTGTTGCGAAGATGATGAGCTGGAGGACCCAGGAATCCTATTGATGATGGTCTTGTTACTCATGGCAGACTGTATATCAACGCCGCCATTTTCGCATCCGAGTCTATATTAATGCTGCCCTGGACTCCAGCAGGGCAATCCGAGCATTCAGCTTCTGGATTTGAGCCAACAGCAAAATAGGAAGCCTGGCATAGTCCACAGTCAGCAGTTCTTCACCTGGGCCATCTTCACGGGGTTGATATACTGCCATCTCGGGGTAAGTTTGCTCGATTTCCTCGGCAATGAGACCAATACTTGGCTTAGTCTGTCCGATGTAATTGAACTTCACCGGACGCATATCATATACAACCTCGGAGTCTTCCAGGTCAACAACATTCTCCTTGTACTTGAGACTCGAGGATACAGTTCCAAGTTGCCCAGCAGAATCTACAAGAACGGCCACTGCATTGTTATTCACAGTGGTACGGCCTCGGATTCCAGCCATGAATGCCTTGGTCTGATTTGTGCCGATTCGGGTAGTGAGGGTTTCGGCAGCAACTCCAACATTGTCCAAGTAGACACAGTCAGTATTATTCGTGACTGTGTTTCCTGCCTGGTAGCCAATGAAGATATTGCGGAGAGCTGTATTGCCAGCTGAGGTATTATATCCTGCCTGGTAGCCAATGCAAACGTTATTAGCCCAACCGGTGGCAGCCGTTCCCAAAGAAGCCCCAGCAGCAAAGGCACCAACCATTACGTTAGTGGCAGAATCTCCCAGTGAGTAACCAGCTCGATGACCCAGCAGTACATCATTGGAACTGGTTACGATATTATATCCAGCAGCAGCACCAGCTGCAACACTCAGTCCTGCGGCAGTGGTGGAATAAAGTGCATGATCTCCCACAGCAACATTAGAACCAGTGACTGAAGCATTGGCATTTAGTGCGTGAGAACCAACTGCAGTGATGAAGTTAGCTGATCCATTGTTGGCTGCACCAGCATGAGCTCCCAGAAAGGTACACCCCTGATAATTGAGGGGACTGGTGCCGATTTTACCCGGGTCTTTGCCCAACAACACATTGTCATTGGCTGCAATGCCTAAGGTTGGTGTGGCAGTGCTGGTGATCAGCAGGGTCGACAGCGTAGTATCAACCGATGCGATAATGTTCGAGGTGGTCACGATATTCGTGGCACTGAAGACCGGGATTGCATTCGCGGTTCCTGATGATGCACATCCAACTAATGTGGTTGTGGCATTTGGCAGTGTGATTGTACGATCCTGAGTGGCTGTTGTGGTAATTGTGACAGTGGATCCAGTCGAGCTGTTTGCGTTGAAAGCAATCCGCTTGGTTGCATCAACCGCATCAACAATGTAGGTCGAGGAATCCACTAGATTCTTGTTGGTGAGTGAGTCACTTGTAGCCTTTCCCACAAGGGTGTCTGTGGCATCTGGCAGAGTGATCACACGATTGGCAGTCTGTGCCGCAGTGATTGTTGTGGTTGTCCCAGTGGTACCCCCGGCATCGAATCCGATCTTTTTGGTTGCATCAGTAGCATCAACAATGAAGGTCGAGGTATCAACCAGGCTCTTATTTGTGAGCGAGTCAGTTGTGGTGGTACCAATCAGCGGAACCGTGTTCACATACAGATGACCATCTGAGTTCAGCCATACTGCAGTACTATCTCCAGGGTTTGCTCCCACTGCCGTGAAGGAAATGCTTCTCACATCTCCCACATTCTGTCCAGAGTCCACATTGATTCCACTTCCAGTAATAGCTGCGCCTGTGGTTCCACTGAAGACCACTATCTCGCGATCTGTAGTTGTTGCAGGAACTGTCAGAGTGATACTCGATGAAGTCCCAGCTCTATTAACGATTGTCTTGTAAGTTGACATCGGGGTCGGTTAATTAATATCAAGCCCAGTATAATATGGCTGAGATAGTTATAGGAGAGACGAAATCCAATATGACAGTCCGAAGGCATTCCAAATCATCCTTCCATAAGAGCAGCGGTGGCTTCGGCTCCTCAATCGCATCTTTCTTCCGCAACAGTTGGAACTGGGTCAAGCAGAAGGCCAATGACGCATGGAACTGGGTCACAGGAGTCGTGAGTACTGTACACCAGGACGTCCGTGATGTTGTCAGCGGAGTCAACAAAGACATAACCGGAGTTGTCAGCGGTGTGAAAGATCTGGCAGTTCATACCCAAGATGCACTCACAGGTACAGTGAAGACCGTGGTAACTGATGCCACAGACTTGGGCAAGAGTCTAGGGAGTGATGTTGCGTCCATATCCAGTTCACTTGCACTCCCACTGACATTGGCAGGCGGGGCTGCATTATTGTTCATGATGACCAAAAAGTAGAGCAACGCCATCCATGGTATCGCTAGTAGAGAGGGCGCGGGTTATTTATTTTTTGGATTTTATGTCTCGACCATTCATATACCAAGGTCTCATCCCATGTCCTCAGACTCTGACATTCCTATTCGTGCGGCAACTATCGGTGCGCATGGTCTTAGCCGAACAGCCACTACAGTTCGTCACGGCTATAAAAAGCATCCAATGGCTGAATTCCTGGTCTCGGCAGACCACCATGTTGTTGACCAAAACAAAGTCATAGTGCGTCAGGCGCCACAAAATTCAGTGGTATCCTCTTCGTTCCTCAACGGCGGAGATGTTACATTCAAGATTGACAAAGGCCTCATTTCAGTGCTCTCCCATGCATACATCATGATCAAATTAACCAATTCCACTGGAGCTGCATCTGTCCTTGCCCCTATTCAATCCTGTGTCGACCGAATTGAGTTCTACGGAACCAACGGAGGCAACATCCTCTTCACCCTCACAGGCCAAGAGTTGATGCTTGGTAATTTGTTCATGAGCCGCGAAGAGTTTGAGCAGCTGTACTCCTATCTTGGGTTTGCCTCCACTTCATATGCCACCACTGGAGATTCTGTGGCTAATGGAGCTTCCAAAATCTACTACATTCCCCTGCTTCATGCACTTCCAGCGGCCAAGTTGGTACTTGCAGGATTAAATGCCGAAGTATCAGTCCGTGTGGTAATGCAGTCATCCACATATTGTTTCACCTCTGGATCCCATCCCACTGTGACAGATGTGAGCCTCATCCTCAAGGGATACAATGAGCCCATAAAACAGAAGAGGGCGCGTATCGCCGCTTACCAAAACTCCCTGGCATTAAAGAAGCCATATCTTAACTGGCTATGGCATCGAGACACTCAGCCTCTTACCACCAGCGCTCAATTCACCACCATTCTCAGTACCATCAAGGGTGTCATTGCCGGGCTTATCTTCACTCTAAGATCCTCCACTGTTACTGCAGCCAATCAGAACACATATCAAGCAATTACCAATTTCGATGTCCAGCTAGCCAATGGTTCATCAATGTTGGGACACTATATCCGACTGCATGAGGATAACAAGGTAGAGGCCGCCGAGCTCTTCGCCAATCTCTTCATTGCAAATAAGGACGCGTATATTGTGGCCTTCTCCGAGAACTTGGCATATGATTACGCCACCGGATGCAACTCCGGCTACCAGGTCTTCTCCGGAACTGAAAAACTGGTCTTTCAAACCAACAGCTCCATCACCCCGGGTTCATTCTACATTGATGTGTATGCTCTCTCCCACGAGCAGCTGGAGATCTTCCGAGGTGCCATCAAGAGCATGAAGTGAGTCACTTGCAGTCCATTCTATCATTTCCCGATCCTTCTTTTTTTGGACGTGGACTGGGGCTAATGGGCGCCAATGGGCCGTCAGACATCTTAGTATTAAGAGTTCTGACCCAAAAAAGAGGGGTAAGCGGGCTAGTCCACCCAGATGGGCTCAGCCTCTGGGCTCGGCCTCATCACCAGATTCCACAACCAGGTCACAGCATTCAGTACCATGGCGGAAGCACTTGGAATGGAAGTGGCGGAGCATAAATGATTGATGCATGTTAAGCATCAGAGTCAGGGCAGTGAGTACTATGGTGGAGATGTCTGACCACGAGATCGGGGCAGTAGAAGCGAGGGCGTGTGGCAGAGAGATGTTCATGACGAGCATATATAATATGCCCGAGATTATCCCAGGACGGTATCGTTAATGATGATGGCGTGGATATGGCTTCGCGTTGGATTAATATTTTTTCTTCGAGAATGTCTTCGGTATTAATATACACGAGAGTCGCCTCGAATGAATCGACAAAAATGCAAGGGCATAACTGTAAGAGGTACAAGTTGCGACCATACCGTTTTGACCGGCGAGTATTGCTGGAGGCATCAACTGAACTTGTCTTCGAAAGCGATTGATCCGTCCGAGACAATTCCCAAGAAATTGGACGAGCAACCGGGACCAGCGCCAGCAGAATTTGATTGCAGATACATTGTGACAGATGAACAGAGGGTCACAGAATTGGTGAAGATATTGGAGACAGACGTGCCAATTTTGCAAAAATACATTGACCAAAAAGAGGCCACGCGACTGGCGGTCACACAGTGGTTGTGTGACTGGTGTTGAGGGATTATTCGGGGGCGGTATCGCCAATGACTACATCGCTAATAACGATACCGACAATTATTATTCGATAAAAATCATTATCCTCCGAACAGTATGGTCGAAGATGTTCACGAAAGAAGAACCATGGCGCATGTATGTCGGAGTCAGTGTCCCGTTTGGGCTGACTGACCGCCAACTCGAGACCCTTTGTGACAAATACACCCACACATTCAGTGCACGATTGAGTACAGACGAGCGTGATGTCTATCTGGCTGATGAATTCCTGGAGAAGAAGAACAAGTATCCGGACGAAGACTTGTTCAAAGACATAGTGGAGGTGACCGAGATCACGCGCATTCCGGGCGGACTCACGGTGGAGGTGATTCGGCTCATGTGGAACTATCAATTGTATGAGACACATCGGGCAAACCAAGAGGAGGCTGCAGCAAAGCAAAAAAGCTGGTGGTAAAGACGGTATCGCCAATAGTGATATCACTAATGGCTACATCATCGAATTATTATTCGATAAAAATCATTATCCCCCGAATAGTATATTCGAAGAATGCATCGCCCCTGCTTATGCACACCCAGACCATCCGTGGACCAATGCTTTGAGACCATAAGCGAGAATTTGTTAAAGAAGCTGAGGGCATCAGTGCAAAAATGCCTCGAGATCGTCAATGACAAGAGCATGCCATCCGATAGAACCAAAAAATATGAGTTGGACTGTGCAGTGAATCACGCTCGGCATTTCCTGGATCTTTATAAGAGTGTCACTCGTGAGATTGATGAACAACCGGACCTGAGCGGAGAGATCACCCGCTTGCGTCTCGCTTTGAAGTCCTAACCACAGATGCAATTATTATGCCACCGATATGGTGGTATCACTAATGACTACATCATCGAATTATTATTCGATAAAAATCATTATCTTCCGAATAGTATGAGTCGAACAGTCATGAGCCACACTACCGAAGAGGTCACGCAGCCACAGTTGGACACTAACTTTCCACCATATGAGCCACCATTGCAGGAGTATATGGTGAATATTGAGTGGCATTACTTCGTACCCAAGGCCCTTGGGGAGCCTGAAGTAGTGAAAAAGAGAGTCGAGCTCGTGGGCACGCGTGTGCCTGAGAAGGATACAGAAGACAGGTACTGCTTCCATGCAGAATTCCCGAATCCCACCGCAGCTAAGGTCCCCCGAAC